TCAGCCAAGAACTGGAGAGCGCCCTCAACCAAGCCTTCGCCTTTGCCGCCGAATACGTCGGCCTGGAACCGCCCGAAATCACCATCGACCGCGACTTCGACTACTACCGCCTGATCGGCCAAGACGTTTCCGTCCTCACCCAGCTCAACCAACTCGGCAAGATCAGCGACGCCATGCTGCTGGAGATCCTGCGTCGCGGCGAAGTCCTCCCGGACAACATCAACATCGAGGACGAAGCCGAGGCCGCCGCAATGGACGCCACCGCGCTAGTCGAAGCCTCCGAAAACACCGGCGACGACGATATGGAAGAGCGCGCCGCCAATACAATGACCACATCGGAGGCTGAGTGACATGGCCGTCTACCCTGGCACCTTTAACATCCGCCTCCAGCGCCGCGCCGACTACAGCCTGTCCCTCCAACTCAAGGACAGCACTGGCACCCCAATCAACCTAACCAGCTGGACCGCCTACGCCCAAGCCTGGAACCGCGACCGCACAACAAAATACGCCGACTTCGCTATCACCTACACCGACCGCCCCACCGGTCAAATCGCCATCGCCCTCACCGACACCCAAACCACCTCATTCCCCAACGAATGCTATTACGACGTCCTGCTGGAGAACCCCAGCGGACTCCGTGAGTATTACCTCGAAGGCACAATTTACGTCTCCGAGGGCTACACAGCATGACCACCGTAAACATTGACAACGACTACAGAATCGTCGTAGTCAACGACAGCAACGGTGACACCGCGATCGTCACCGCCCCCAGCCCCGCGGTCATCGTCGAAACCACCGGCCTGGGACCCCAAGGCCCGGGCGGCATCGTGGCGGCCTACGCCAACATCATCGACACCACCGACCAACCCCTAATCAGCACCACCGCCGCCCAAGCCCTCACCCTTAACACCACCCTTGAAAGCCGCGGCATCAGCGTCACCAACAACAGCCGCATCAACTTTGAACTCGCTGGAACCTACAAAATCCTCGCCTCCCTCCAAATCACAAACAACAGCAACGACATCAGCGAAGTAAACGTCTTCTTCAAACAAAACGGCACCACTATCACCAATAGCAACACCCGCATTGACCTAGAACCTCGCAAATCGGTCAGCGAGGTTTATCACGGCTGCTTCACTATTGAATTTCAGCTAACAGTCGCCAACAACGACTACATCGAGCTGTACTGGGTCGCCGACCACCTCGGCATCACTATTGACACAATTCCCGCCGACGCGTATCACCCCCAAGCCCCCAGCGCCATCGTCAACGTCGCCCAAGTCATGTACTCCCAGGCCGGAGTACCGATTGGCGGCAACACCGGCGACGTCCTAGTCAAATCCACGGGCGTCAACTACGACACCGCCTGGACCGACGCCCCAACAGTAGACAAGCTCGGCCTTGACCTAACTGCCGCCGAAACCGTCAGCCCCGGCCAACTTGCCTGGAACGCCACCGAAGGCACGCTCGACGTCGGCACCCCCGGCGTCACCTACCAACTGGGCCAAGAGCTGGCCTTCCGCTGCAAGAACGTCTCCGCCGACGTGATTACCGACGGCGAAGCCGTCATGTTCATGGGCGCCGACAGCACCACCGGCCACCTTGAAGTGGCCCACATGATCTCGAACGGAAGCGTCCCCGGCTATGCGTTCTTCGGCGTCGCCACCGAGCCCATCGCCGTTGGAGCCATCGGCTACGTCACCACCCTCGGCAAAGTCCGCGGCATCGACACCAGCGCCTACCCCGAGGACTCTGTGCTCTGGCTGGATCCTGCTGTCCCCGGCGGCTTCACGCTGACCGAGCCTGCTGCGCCCGCGCTGAAAGTCCCAGCCGCCGCCGTCGTTAAAAGCCACCCTACCGAGGGCATCCTTTTCGTTCGCGCCGAAACCGGCCGCACCATCGCCCAATGCCACGACGTCGAGATCGGCCTCGGCGCCCAAGACCGCGAATATCTCGGCTGGAGCGAGGCCATGCAGCACTGGATGCCGCTCCCCGTCCCTAATGCCGCCCCGCGCTCGATCACAATCGCCGGCCCTAAATCAGGCGACAACTTCACACTCTTCCGCACCGACGTCGAAACCACAATCAACACCGTCACCGCCCTCGTCAGCGGCACTAGCCCCAGCGTCACCTACGAAATCCGCTACGCCGCCAACCGCACCTCCGCCGGAACGCTCGCCACGGTCAGCGAAACAGTGACCAACACAACAACCGGCGACACCGCCACCGTCCAAAACCAGCCCATCCCAGCCAATTCCTACGTCTGGCTGGTGATTACCTCAGTCGCGGGTACAGTAGGAGAAATGAACGTCACCATCGCTTTCTGACGAATGGCCACCTTCAACAAGTTCCACTCCTTCGTTGAGGCCCTGGCCGAGAAGGTACATAACCTCGGCAGCGATACCTTGACCGTGGCGCTTAGCGACTCTGCCCCCGTTGCAACCTACACGCAACTGAGCAACATTACCCAAATTAGCTATACCAACATCCAAAACGGCACCACCACCGGCCGCAATCTGGCCGGCGTGACCAGCGCCCAGACCAGCGGCAGCTACAAGCTCGACGCCAACGATCTGGTGCTTACTGCTACGGGCAGCGTTCCGACGTTCCGGTACGTCGTGCTGTACAACGACACCGCCACCAACGACGAGCTGATCGGCTGGTACGACTACGGCGCTGCGGTTGACCTGCTGAACGGTGAAACCTTCACGATCACCTGGGACGCTGCTGGCATCCTGACCCTGGCCTGATAACTGATACGGAGGCGGGACCGTGGCTGTTGCCCATAGTGCTGCCTCAGAGTCCCATACAGGGACAACAGGCTCAACCAACCAGACAGCGTTCAGCTGGACGCATACGCAAACGGGCACGCCGCAGGGTGTGCTCGTTTTTGTGCATGTTGCCAACAGCACGGGCAACCCGGTCAGCAGCGTCACCTACGGCGGCGTGACGCTGGAGCGAGTCTCGGGGGGTGCTGCGATCGACAGCGCTGGCGAGGCCGGCCGGACTGATCTGTTCTTCGCTGGTTCGGGCCTAGGCGCCGGCAACCAGACGATCACGGTCAACCGGGCCAACACGACCAACATCATGTATGCGTCGGCTGCCACGGTGACGGCGGCCACGGATACCAACGTCACAGGCATTGTCCTACTGCAGGGTGATGGCGCCCTAACGGTGCAAAACGTCACTGATGGCGGCGCACCAACCAACAGCCTGCGCTATGCAGCGGCCTACTCAGGCCTCGCAGCACCACCGCCGGCTGGCACCGGCAGCACGCTGCTGAACTCGATCGACTTCGGCAACTACGGCATCGCGCTAGTCCGCGAGACCACGGCCGGCACTGGTGCCCGCAACGTCGGCTTCAACAACGCCACCACCGACGACCGGGCAGCAGTCCATGTCGCGGTGCGGGAGCTGTGGAACCGCACTGATACGCAGACGGTTGGCGCCTTCACGCTGACGGGCAACGCCGCCACCTTCACCAAGGCCAGCCCGAAGGTCATCACGGGCGAGACGGGTGCTTTCACCCTGACGGGGCAGCCGGCTGATCTACGCCACAACCCGGACATCGCGGCGGGCACTGGTGCCTTCACACTGTCCGGCCAGCCAGCCGACACCCGCCACAACGTCGTCATCGAGGGCGGCACTGGGGCGTTCAGCCTTACCGGCAACGACACCACCCTGACCGAGGCGACGCCGAAGGCGATCACCGTCGAAACAGGCGTTTTCACGCTTACCGGCAATCCTGCCGCCGTCACCCGAGGCTACGCAATAACCGCCGAGGCCGGCACGTTCACTGCTGCCGGCCAACCGGCAACCCTGCTCCACAACCCCCGCATCGAAGCCAACACCGGCAGCTTCGCGCTGTCGGGTGGCGCCCCTGTCCTGCTGCGCGGTCGCTACCTAAGCGGTGGCGCTGGCACCTTCATCGAGACGGGTCAGCCGGCCACCTTCCGCCGAACCTGGGCGGTTCAGGCGGCCACCGGTGCGTTCAGCTTCACCGGCAACCCGGCCAGCCTCACCGAGCTTGGCGCCTACGAGATCGACCCAATCGTTGGCGCGTTTTCGCTGACAGGGCAGCCGGCGTCTCTGGCCCAAAGCCAGACCTTGCCGGCGGCCACCGGCACGTTCAATCTCACTGGCCAACCAGCCGCACTAATCCAGGGCTACCGCCTCGAAGCCGGCACTGGCGCATTTGCCTTTACAGGCAACCCGGCCGCACTTACCACCCAAGCCGCTGCCGAACTCCAAGCAGACCTCGGTACCTTTGCACTCAACGGCCAACCCGCCGCCTTTACCGCAACCCGCCAGCTCTCCGCATCCACTGGCGCGTTCACCTACACCGGCAACGCCGCAACCCTCACAGCAGGCGGCGCCCCAACCCTGTCCGCCGATACCGCCAACTTCACGCTAACCGGCAATCCGGCCACCTTCTCCTTTGTCAATGTCTACTCCCTCTCCACAGCTACCGGCATCTTCAACCTGACTGGAACACCTACCGCCTTTAACTACGACCAACGCCGCCGCGTCATTTTGATCTTCTAGTAAGGTAGAACCGTCCAAGTAATACACAATCGTGCCCGAAGATCTTCAAGCGCCCACCCCTCCCGTGGAGACTGGAGCGCCTCAGCCTGTGGCTGACACCCCCGATCTGGCCGTCCAACTCGAAGCCCTTCGTGCGAAGAACCAAGAACTGATCGCCGAGCGCCGCAAGGACCGCGAAAACCGCGAAACCCTGCAAAAACAACTCGACGAAATCCGCGCCGCCCAAGAACAAGCCAAGACCGCCAAACTTGCCGAATCCGGCGAATACAAAACCCTCTGGGAAGAGGCCCAGCAAACTGTTGCCGCCCTCAAACAAGAACTCGCCACCAAAGAATCCGAGGTGGAGCAAATCCGCCAGGGCTTCACACAAGAACAACTCCGCGCCAGCGCCATCGCCCAACTCTCCCAGGCTGGTGCATTGGCACCCGATCAGCTGTATCGTCTATTGCAGGAGAACCTCCGCGCCAAAGAAGGTAAGCCTGTGGCTTATGTCGGCGGCGTTGAAGTTCCGATCGGCGAGTATGTCGCCAACTTGAAGAACCCCGGCAGCGGTTACGAGCATCATTTTGCAGCTACGAATCGCGCCGGCATGGGTGTAGCAGGCAGTGCCCGCTCCACCGCCCTCCCCGGTCAAGCCAACCCGTGGTCTAAGGACAGCTGGAACATCACTCAGCAAATGATGATGCTCGCCAGCGACCCCGACAAAGCCCGGCTGTTGAAAGCCGAAGCCGGCCTCTAGCCCCTGTGGGGCACCTCCCCAACCGACTCCACCGGAGCTAACCGATGTCTTCTTTTGCAGGTAACTACGGCGCAGGTTCAACCTTCCTCACGAACCTCGTCACCCGCCCCGAGTTCCTTCAGTACACCGCCGAGGGCATCTTCGAGCAATCGAAGTGGATCCAAAGCGGCATCGTGCAGCGCAACGCTGCACTGGACGCCCGTGCTGGCGGCACCCGCGTGCGCGTGCCTTTCTTCGACCCCATCGCCCCGACTGAGACCCAGATCCTCAGCACCAACACCTGGGGCGGCGGTGGCGGCTATCTCGTTCCCTCGAACGTGACGGCCGACGAGCAGATCATGACGATCCTGCACCGCGGCTTCGCCTACGCCGCTGACGACCTCAGCAAGCTGGGCTCTGGTGCCGACCCCCTGGCCCACGTCCGCAACCAGCTGACCGCCGCCATCAACAAACTGAAGACCGCCACCCTGGCTGCCCAGCTGCTGGGTCTGTTCGGCGGCATCAGCGGCGCCGGCGTCCTCGGCCCCAACCAGACCGACAAGTCCTTCGCTGGCGTCCCCGGCTCCATGCTGGAGGGCAACTTCCTGAATGTGGCCAACGTGGTGGCTGCCAAGGCCAAGCTGGGCGAGCGCGGCGACGAGCTTGACTCGATCGCCATGCACTCCAACGTGGCGTACTACCTCCAACAGGTAGGAATGCTGGTTTTCAGCACCTCCTCCCTGGCCACCGGCGGCGCCATCACCTGGGCTGGCGGCGGCGTGGGCGTCACTGCCCCTGAGGTCGCCACCTTCGCCGGCCTCCGCGTCGTGATCGACGACCAACTGACTGCCCTCACCGGCGGCACCGCCACCCACGCCAAGAAGTACCCCGTGTACCTCTTCAAGTCGGGCGTCGTGTCCGAGGGCGTGCAGCAGGATCTGCGCCTCGCCGCAGACCGCAACATCCTCTCCATGCAGGATGTGCTGGCCGTCGATTACCACTACGGCTACCACATCACTGGTACCAAGTGGGCCGCCGCTGGCGACAACCCGGACAACACCACTGGCGCCGGCAACCTTGCCGCCACCGCCAGCTGGAACCTGGTGTACTCCACCACCAAGATGGTGCCCATCGCCCGCCTGCTGGTCAACACTCCGTTCGACACTTCTGCCTACGCCTGATTTCAGCCGTAGTCAAAACAAAGGCCCCCGAGTTGGGGGCCTTTTCTTTTTACCCAATCTGCGCCAGTCGCAACTTTTCCTGCGCCTCAAACACATCGTTCGTATTCATCGTCATTTTGTACGACTGCAGGAACAACTGGTTAATCACATCAAAGCTGACCTGCAGCTGCTCATGAATCTCCTGGGTCGTCGCCAGCTCTTCATTACGCAGCCGCCGAATCTCAGCCGCCACATCTTCCAGCTTGCGCACAGTTTTACCGGGCAGCGCAGGATTGGCCTTTTCCGTTTTGGTCTCTACGCTGACCTCGGCATCAGCGCTTTTACGAGCAGGCATGAAACTGGTACGTCTCTACGTGTTACAGGATAGCCGCCGCAGCTACGAGGACATTCCCTACGGCCCACACCTGGAACGCATCGCCGAGATCGAAATGTCCGGCGGCGACGTCTACCACGCCAGCCTGCTTACACCATCGGCCCCAGCAAGGAAATTCCGCACACCGGCTAGACTCAAACAAAGACCGATGTAGCCGTGCCCGCTGCTATTGATGCCACTCTTAGCGGCGCCGCGGCCAACTCGTACGTGACGTTGGCGGCTGCCGACACCTACTTCGAGACCGTCCCCGACAGCAGCACCTGGACGGATAAAACCACCGACGCCAAAAACCGCGCCTTAATCTCCGCCACGCGCTGGATCGACGCGCTCAGCTTCTACGGCGACCGCTGCACTGAAACCCAAGCGCTGAAGTGGCCCCGCGACAACTACACCGTTGACGGCGTAGACCTCGCCTGCAGCCTGATCCCTCAGGGCATCAAAGTTGCCACCTACGAACTGGCACGTGCCCTCGCCAACGACACCGACTCCATTACCAGCACCAGCGGCACGGGCAGCGTCTACGACGAAGTGGAACTCGGCGACCTCCGCGTCAAATACAACAAAGCCACCCAGACCTCAGGCGTCATCAACAACGTCTTCGACGTCTACCCTTGGCTCCAGTCCTACCTAGGCCCTTACTGCATGGGCGGCGCCGGCAACCATGCTGTCCGCCTATTCCGAGGATGACATGAGCCTCGTAGACACTGTTTTCGCCAGCATCCCCGCCCCCCTCATCTCTGACTGGGGCCAAACAGTCACGTACATCAAAACCTCTACACCCCGCAACTACAACCCCACCACCGGCAACGTTGACGGCGCCGACGTAGAACTCTCCGTCAAAGCCGTCATCACCAATCTCTCCGCCCGCGAATCCGAAGGTCTCTACCAATCCACCGACCTGAGAATGATTATCAGTGCCAGTGAGCTTGGCGCTTACTACCCCACCGAAGCCGACCGCATCCGCTACACCCAGGCTGGAGAAACCCGCGAGGCCAAGATCGTGGCCGTCACCAGCTACCGCGGCGACTCCCCCATCATGCACACTTTCATCCTGAGACCCCAGTAATGGCGATAAATAACCTTTTACGACTGGTACGTCAGCTGGATGAGGTGGCTGCAACAACGGTCTACAACGGACCAAAAGCCTGTGCCGAACGTGTAGTCCGTGAACTGCAACAAGCTGGACCTAGCTGGAGCGGACAGTTTTCTAATTCGTGGGAAATAACTACTCCTTCCCGTACAGCATCAGGTGATGGAGGTAGAGGAGAACCTCGGCCCGTGTACACCCCTCCAATCACCGGCCGCGAAGCTGCCACGAGTTTTATTACACGCAACAGCGTCGTATTTCGTATTAGCAATAATGCCCCGCACGCCCTTGAAGCCATTGATGCTGTCGAGCATGGCCGCGAGTACTGGGCGCGCCGCTCCTCAGCTGCTCCTCAAACACAACTCGGACAACGTAAATGGGAGGTATTGCCGCAGGCTCGCCAAAATGCAAGTTACCGCGGTCAGGTAGGCGGCGGTGGTGACGGTGTTTCCACGCGGACGGCGCCACTGGACTGGTTTGCCACTTATGCCAGTGCCAATCTTAATCGTGCGGTACAGATTGCAATGGACTCTGCTATGAATCGCCTGCGATGAACTACCAAGCCATTCGCGCCGCTGTCGAGAATCCGTTACTCAGTGCCTTCAACGGCCTGGTGCCTGCAGTACCGGTCTACTTCGACAACATCACGGCCGTCCCACCCAACACAACAACCGAATACGTCCGCGTCAACGTCACATTCGGCATCACCAACGAACCAACGCTGACCTCCAGCGTTGATTTTGCCCGTGGAGCGATCGTCATCCGTATTTTCACGGAAAAGGGCCGCGGTCCTGCTCGTAACCAAGAACTGCTGACCACAGCCGTCAACGTCTTGGAAACACTCAACAATGCTCCAAAAACCGGCACTGGCGTCTATTTCCGCGTTGGTGAAATTAACGGCCCCACATTTTCTTCTATCGAAGATGCCCCCCATTTCGTGGGGCGAATTGAAACTTCCTACGTGGCCACTGTGCTGTCGTAGGTAGTGTTTAGTACAGGCGCTAACCTGTATTAAGCCGGGCAGTGCCCGCCCAGAAACCTCTTTCCTTGGTACGCCCCTATGGCCACCACCGTTCTGTCCGGCACGTCCGGCGCCCTCTACTACAAACCCGCCGGCACAACTGGCACCTTTGCGGAGACTGACGTCAACGCATCCACCGACGTCATTACCGTCGCTCCCTATCTGAACTTCAAGGTGGGCGACCCTGTGAAATTCAGCGTGGTGAACAGCCAAACCGGCGGCGCCGGCACCGGCACCCTTCCTGCCGGCATCACCGGTGGCACCACCTACTACGTGCTCTCGTACACAGCTAACACTGGCGCACTGACCGTTTCGGCTACTGCCGGCGGCGTCATCCTGCCTATTACGGACGACGGCACTGCGGTTGCCCCGAACGAGTTCCAAGTCGCCTATGCCGACTACGCGGTCGTCGGTCAAGTCCGCGACTGGAGCTTTGAGATCAGCCGCGCCGAAATCGACGTCACCACCATCGGCCAAACCCCCGGTCAGTACGTCCCCTTCCGCAGCTACATCGCCGGCTTCGCCGACGGCTCTGGTACGGCCACGGTCTACATGACCGATGAGGATGCCGCCCTGTCCAACCGCATGATCGAGGACGTGCTGCAGCGCCAGCAAAACGGTGCCGCCTTCAAGCTCTACACCGACCGTGTGTTTAGCGGCGGCACCCTGAGCGAAACCCTCAGCCGCTCGATCGCCTTCGACGCAGTGCTGACCTCGGCCAGCCTGAACATCAACCCGGACGACGCCCAGTCTGTGACTGTGAACTTCCGTCCGGCCGCCACCCCCACCTTCGACCTGACCCGCTCTGCCTGATAGCCTCTTGGGGCGACCAGTTTCAGCACCCCGGCCTCCCAGCCGGGGTTTTTTATTTCTAGTCCGCTACACTACAAGCAACCCACCAAGGTCTGTATGCCTGCTCCAAGTTCGCTCCGCGCCATCGACCGCCTCAAAAAAGCGGCCAACCTGGAGCCCGCCAAACGCGTCGTGCAGCTTTCGGACGGCAGCGAGTTCGAGATGTGGGTCACCCCGCTGACCATGGCCGAGCGCGAACGCGCCCAGAAGCAAGCCAAATCTGACGACGCCAACGCCTTCGCCCTCCAACTCCTGATCGCCAAAGCCCTCGACGACACTGGAGCAAAACTGTTCAGCGCCGGCGAAATCGACGTCCTCAAAAACGAAGTCAAGGACAAGGACCTCCAGTCCCTGATGCTCGCGATCCTGACCGATGACGCCGAGCCCATCGACCCAAAGCCCTGAGTGCCGAACTCCGTAAGGACAACTGGCTGATGCTCCAGTTTGGCGTCGCCAAGGAACTCGGCCTCAGCCTGAGCGAAGTCCGCACCACGATGACCGCCGAGGAATTACTCGGCTGGAGCGCCTACTTCCAGATCCTGAACGAGGATCAACAGAAGGAGATCGAAAAGGCCAAACGCCGCCGCTAACCCGGCGGCTTTTTTGTCACGTAAACTGAAGTACCAGAGTGTGACGCAGCGCCGTGGCCTACAGAGCCGACATCGAAATTGCGGTACGCGGCGCCCAAGAACTCAAGCGACTGCAAAATGAGATCTCGGCCACGTCAAAACTGGTAGACGGCCTCAACAACTATCTAGAGAATATCGGTTCCGGGGGTGTTGTACGCAGCATAAACAATTTAAAAACCATTGTTGGCGATGCTGCCGCGGCATTCGACCGCGTGGCGCTGAATACTGATGAAGCTGTTATTGCCGCCCGCAAATACGTTACGGCAACAAACGAACTTAATGCGGAATTGCGCGAGCGTGCTGCTCTACTAAAGACTGTCAACGAAGAGGAACGAAAAAATAAACTTGCTCGTGCAGGTATTCGTGAAACAACTCAATACGCTGGCCCTATAGGCCCCGGCCCGGCATCGCCCGTTAATTCGTTAGTTGGGCAAAAATCCCCAGTAGCAGAGCGCGTTCAACGCACTCTTCGCGCACGCCAAGACGAGCTGGATCTCCAGCAAGCTCTGCTGCGCCTAGAACAAAAAAGCACTGCAGAACACAACAAAAAAGTACGAAGCCAAGAAGCTCTTATACAAGGTAAAAGGGAAGTGCTGGCACTCTTGGACCAAGAGGCCCAACGACAAAAGTTTCTCGCTGGTGCGTCGGGCACAGCAATGCAAGGACCCCTTGCAGGCCCTGGCGCAATGGGCTTCCCCGTCGCTTTACCTCTTAGCAAAGCAGAACAAAAAGGACTTGAGACAGAAGCAAGAAAGCAGCAGATCTTGGAGCGAATGGCTGCAACTAGACAGCAACTGATTAGTTTGACTGCCAATTTACAGCGTCTAGATCAAAACTCTGCTGTAGCCATTGCCGATGCCGAAAGAAATCAACGCCGACTCAATGCTGCAAAAGAGCGCGAGCTTCAAATTTCAAAACAAGGCGCCCTCATTGCGGGGCGGTTCAGCCCAATCGGTGGCGCGGAAAATATCCCTGGATCTCCAGCCGCACGCGCCGCAGCATCACGCAGAGGTAAGGAAGCCGCAAGCAACGCCATTATCGGCGGTGCATTTCCGCTACTGTTCGGCCAAGGAATGGGTGCTGCGGTAGGCGGCGGTCTTGGCGGCGCTGCCGGCGGACTACTGGGCGGCCAATTCGGTTTTGGCCTATCCCTCGTTGGCACCGCATTAGGTCAAGTGTTTGACACTGCCGCACAGGCAGCCGCAGATTTTACTAAAGAACTTAAAGAAACTGGAGATGCTACCGGAGCATTAGAGCAAGCTCTAGGCGGTTTGGACAAAGGCACCCGTACATCTATCCAAAACCTTGCTCGCTCCGGCCAACAAGCCGCTGCCGCAAAAGAGTCATTTAACGCCCTCGCTCAAGAGATCGGCGTCGAGCAAGCAGAAGCACTCAAACGTGCCGGCGAAGCCACTACGGAATGGGGTAAAAATTTTCAGACGTGGTTGACAAAAACGTATGCCAATATTGTGATTCTTGGGGAAGCAATTAACAATAATTTTCCCACGTGGCCCGGTATCCAAGCCCGCACATCAGTATTTGATTTAGTGGAAGGGCAACCCCCATCACCTATCAACACAGAAGCACAAGATCGCCTAGAAAATTTAACCGGAGAAAATAAGCTGCTGGAGCGCCAGGTCGCCCTGTCACGTCTCACAGCAGACGCATCAATAGACCAGCGTCTCCAGCTGGAGCGTCAAGTTGCCTTACAGCAATATGTAAACGAAGCTGTGCAGCTAGAGCAGCAACTCAAGCAAAAATTACTTTCTCAACAGGAATACAATCTGCGTTTAAGGCAGGCGGAGTTGTCTCTTACACGTGAAATTTTTACTGTAGAGAACGCTGCACAGCAAGCGCGTCAGCGCCAGGCAGAGGAAGCACGGCAAGCAGCAGAACGCGCTGCTCGCGCCGCCGAACAAGCCGCCAAAGAGCAAACCCGTGCCTACCAAGAATCTCTACAACTACAAAATCAGCTATCCCAAACAGTGCTGGAAGAGTACAGCAATTTAACAAGAGACGTCAACGAGTATAGGGGTATAATAGCAGGTTACGAAAAGCTCAACATCTTATTAGATAAACGCCTACCTATACAAGAAGAGATACTTAATTATGAGCGCGCTATAGCACGTACGTCCGATGCGTACGCAGCTAATCAAGGCGCCATAGAAGCTATTCACGATAATCGTCTCAGTAATTTACGTCGTGAACATGAGTACCTAAAAGCAAATCTTACTATCCAAAAAGAACGTGCAGTCTTGGAGCAAACTGCTGCCATGACAGAACTAGCCCGGCAAAATAGCCAGCGTCGTGTAACGGGACAAACCGAAATAGACCGTTTGACAACCCGACTGGAATCCCCTTTTGAAGGAGAGCAAATGAAAAAACAAATGCTGCTTTTAGACCAGTACACCCGGCGTATGGATGAACTACTTCCTATACAGCAACGTATGCAAGATCTACAACGAGATATCGAAGCAGCTGCTCAAACGCCAGGAGTATTTACTGAGGATCAAGTAAACGCGAAAAAAGCCGAACTAGCTATTCAAACAGATCAATTAAAGCAGTTACAAGCTGAGCTGCAAATACGAGACCGTCTAGAGCAGCAGTTGCTGCGTCAACAAGAAATATATGCACGTTACGGATTTATTGCTGACGAAGTATCCCGCGCCCTAAGCGACTCCATTACCGGTCTCATCACCGGAACAACTACCGTCGCTGAAGCATTCGGCCGCATGTTTGAAAACATCGGCAAAGCCTTCATCGACATGGCCACCCAGATGCTGGCGCAAAAACTAATCTTCAGTTTGTTCGGCTCCCTTTTAGGCGGACTTGGCGGTGGCATAGGAGGCAAAGGACTGGAGCCCACTAGCGTAGGCGGTAACGCCGCGTTTATGGATAGAGTCTTTTCGACACCTCTTGCCGGAGCCAGTTATGCAGAAGGCGGGTTTGTCACTGGACCGACCCGTGCCTTGATCGGTGAAGGCGGCGAACCCGAGTACGTCATCCCAGCCAGCAAGATGCGCTCCGCCATGAGCCGCTACGCATCCGGTGCCCGTGGCGCCAGTGTTATTCCCACCTCCGGCCAGACCGAATCTTCGGACACAAGTGCCGTCACTAGCAGCCCCATTGACGTCCGCTACACGGTGGAGCGCATCAACAACGTGGAGTACGTGACAGCCGACCAGTTCCGTGCTGGTATGCAACAGGCTGCCGCCCAAGGCGCCCAACGCGGCGAGCAACGCGCCCTGCGCAGCCTCCAGCAATCCACCGCAATCCGTAGCAGGGTCGGCATCAAATGACAACACAAGCATTCGCCCAGTATCTAACACTTACAGGCAGCCAAAGCCTGTACTTTCAAAACTACTGGATCGGCGAAAACGTGAGCTATAACGGCAACGTTTACGGCTTCCTACCTTTCGGATTTAGCGGGGCCACGATCACAAAATCCGGCGACAACCAACCGGCTTCGCTCGCGTTCCCTAACAATTCTCTAGCGCGGGGCTGGGCTGAAACCGCTATTAGAGAAGAGTGGTTAGTGACGTGCCGCGTAATGCTAATTAACCCGGACGACCGAAACACGCCCACCCTACTCAGCACCTACACAGCCCAAGTAGTGTCTGGTGCTTGGGGAGACACCATTATTGAGGTTCGCATGGCATCTGTCCTTGATGCTGTCGGCGCGGACATCCCACGCAAAAAACTCACAAAGCAGTTGGTCGGCAACCTGCCAATTACCTCCAGCATCCGACTGCAGTGATCGACCTTATCGGACGCCCCTACAGGCTTGGGGCAGACGGCACTGAAGGTGCTATTGACTGTATCCACCTCGTCTACACAGTTCTTGCGCGCCTCAACATCAGCACCCCCCAGTTCAATGCTGCCTGGTACACCGCCAGTTCTAGACGTATTGCCCGCGATTTGTTGCGCTGGGGAAAGCGGATTGACCGGCCTGCCTATGATGGCGACGTGGCGCTCCTCCCACAGGAGGCGGCAGCGTTCGCGGTGACATGGCAGAACGGCCTTTTTTACATCAACCGGGACCTGGAGAAAGTGGCATGGTGCCCTATCGGCACAATGCCGAAATGCCGCTGCTTCCGTACGAAAAACAGCTGATCGAAGCGCTCGGCTGTACCGAACAGGAATACCGCGAATTCATCCAGTGGCGCGAGCGGCGCGTCTATGTAAGGCCCAGCGGGTACGAACACGTCCCCGACGTACAGGCCGATCTTGTAACTATTGCAATCAACTTAATTATCGGCATAGCTTTAACAGCAGCTTCGTATCTACTCACACCAAAACCAAAACTTGATAGCCCAGCCGGCGTACGACAAAAGCAACTTGGGGGTGTTAGCGGTCTTACTAACTACGCCCCGACACAAGGATTCGAGTCGATCCAAGACTTAGCTTCTTACGGCAACGTTGTACCTATCGCGTTTACCCGTAGAGAGGACCACCCCGAAGGCTTTTCAACCGGCGGCCTAGTGATCTCACCGTCGCTGGTGTGGTCGCGCATGAAGAGCTGGGGCGGCTTCCAGGTGCTGGAAATTGTCGCGGTCGCTGGCCAAGGCAAGATGGCCAAGCCCGATCGCGCCGGCATCTTAATTGGCAACAACGCCCTAGACGGCATTTACGACAGGCAGTTCCAGTTTTATTGGAACGGAGGCTACGAGGCCACCGGTCCCAACAGTCGTCTCCGCGGCGCTAATCTGCGGTACGGCGACTTGCAGGTGCCTGCGCCACCCGCTGCCAACGAGGACGCATTTGATACTCCAACCCGTCTTGGCACTAACGACCTAGGTTTCTGCGGAGCGTTTACGCCAAGCAACCAGACAAGATTTGGCGTTTACAGCGGCATACCCAACGGCACGCCATATCGCCCAAACTGGGAGATTATATCAGTATTAGACGACGCTGCTGATGAAAGTAAAGATCAAGCAATCACAAACCAGAAAAAGTTTGTAGATCCAACATTGCGCGAAACGCACCCTTACGGCGGTGGTGCTGTTTCCGGTGCTCGCGTCAAGTCTGGCATGCCAGGAACTGGCCGGAATTACGGCAGGCATGTCGGTGTAGTATCGCACAACGGATACGTTTTGCCAGATCCCTCTGTCGGCACCAACAGTTCGGGATACCGTCAGTGGGATGGACCCTACAAAACAGAGCGATTTGTGGAAAAGAACGACGTAATCGAGATTTACGTCGGCTACGGACGGCAAAAAACTTCTCCGTTTAGCGCGTTTGGCGACTCTGTTGAAGTGCGTCTTGATGACATTCGCTCAACAATAGACGCGGAAGCTGTTGAGTTTGATCGCGAGTTTGCGCTCGGTGCGATATTCATGATTGGTCGTAGTACTTGGCAGGTTATCGAGCGCCCGACAGCGCCATTCAACACTGGCGGCTCGCATGCCATTATTACGCTTAAATGCCTAGAAAGCTGGAGCACTGCGCAAAACAAGATTGGCATTGTCGCTAAAGCAGCAATTCTAGAAAACGAATCTTTGCCTTATCTGGTTGACATTGATGAGACATGGTATCCAATCCTCAAGGTTGATATTGGCAGCATTCGCAACACCCGTCCATGCGAGGTAACGGAGATCGGGATCAAGTCTCAGGTATGGACGCGCTTCAATGGAATCACTAATTTCAACAGCATTCCCTCTCCGAGCGACTTGTATCGCTATAACGCTAAGAATGTTCAAGTTCGCGAAGGCAAGAACACTAGCTACGGGCATCGTGTTTCGTTTTTTGCCCTTGATGTTCGACCGGCTAACAGTGAGCCGTATGAAGACCTTAACAAAAACGAGGGTTTTGTTAATCTTACCATTTTCGCCGTAAGCGGCAGCACCCCACAAGATATTTTCAGTTTCATTCGCATCCGGCATCCCGATCGCGCAGCGTACGAGTTTCGTCTGCGCCCCTTCAATAGCGCGGTCATTAGTCAGCAGGGCGACGGCAACAGCCCCGTCTTTGAATTGAACGGCGCGTTTTCCCCTTATACTGAGCAATCGTTTGACACCTACTTAGGCACGTTTGCTGTTGGTGGTCGTGGCAGATACATCAAGCCACGAGACTATTACACCCACTACCAGATGGTCGCGAAGCCCGAGCTGCTAGGTAGTCTTGTTTATGGAGAATGGGTACCTGGCACGCCTAGGCTTGAATTATTGGGTGTTTTTTCAAACGCATCAAATGCCGTCGCTGACGCAAGAAAAGTCAGCAACATTATTTCCAAGTTTTGCCAAGATCAGGGCGCCGCTGACTACGATCCGTACTTTGTCAACTTGCCTGTTGGGTACATCAAGGTCATTTCGGGATGGACATACGACAGGGATGCGCCCGCCCGATCCATGGTGATGACACTAACGCTTAAGGCGTATCAGTTGACCATCCCTGGAACGAGCCGAGACAAGTGGTGGCAAATCGTCAAAACCGAAATAGCAAGCGTCACTGGCGCGTGGGTGACTGGCGACACGTTTTCAAAGAACTACGCCGATGTCGCCGGTGAGCAATGGCGCTTTGAGTATCGCTACGTGGTGCCCCCTACGACCTATGTCGAGTACGACACGCCGCGCTCTGCGACTCGCGTCTGGGAAACATACAGTGGAATTGCGGAAGTATCGCACTACGGTGACTTAATCAATCGCAGCTGCGATAACGGGCCAGAACACGAGGTTGTCTACGTTAACGAAAGCCTCGCGGAGGATCGCCTAGTTGAATACAAGGGGTGCGCGATGATGGGCCTCAAACTTCAATCGAGCAACAACTTCAACAGCCTCGATCAAGTGCGCTGCTACATGAAGGACGGACTCGAAGTGGAGCGTCTTACCGACGGCGGCACCGGCTCCAGCAACCTTTTCACCGATCTGCTCTGGTACTTAGCTACCAACACTGATACAGGCGCAGGCAACATTATTGACCCGAGCTTGATCGACCGCGACCAGTTGGCCGCTACTGGCAGCTATCTCCGTGCAAACCGCCTCTTTTACGACGACGCCGTATCTCAACCAACCAACCTACGCACCTGGCTTTCCGAGAAAGCCCCATCAATGCTGTGCTTTGTTGCAATCAAAAACGGCAAACTAAGCGTTAATCCGGCATTACCTACAGACACAAACGGCGTTATCGCTAATACCGCTCCTCCAATTAGCGCTATGTTTACCGACGGCAACATTATAGAAAACAGCTTCAACCTTGAATGGCTGGAGCTAGAGGAACGCAAACTTTTTCAAGCTGCCGTTGTCTACCGTCGCGCCCCCCTAAACAAACTGCCCCAGAGAGAAACGGTTGTAGTGCGCTACGCCAACTCAGGCGGCGACAGCTTGCCTTTGGAGGAATTCACTCTGGATCACATTACTAGCGAATCTCACGCTATTAAGGCGGCGAAGTATTTTCTCGCTTTGCGTAAACACATTACACACACAGTTAGCTTCCGTACGCTCCCGTACGGCCTCTCACTGGCACCTGGAGAATTCATCATGGTTGCCGTCGAGCAAAGCCCGTATGCCCCGGCAAACAACGGCATTGTTCAATCGGACGGCACTGTTGTCAGCGTCACCGCTTTAGTAGATGGCAGCTATCCCGTGTACTACTGGGACCGCAGCCAGAGTGAAGTTGGCGAAGGCGTATTAAATATCACAGGTGGCATCGCACAGAATCTGCGTAACACTGTTTTTTCTCTGCAAGCCGTTGCAACCACCACGCAGGTGTATCAGGTCGAAGCCTTGGACGTGGATCAAGACGGAATTGTAACTGTAAAGGCCAGCTGTTTTCCCGTCGATAGCCAAGGCTACAGCCTCGTCGCCGCCGACGTAGTGAGCGACAATAACTTTGAGATTGTCGGCCAAGGTGCAGAGTAATGCCCTACCCCTCGTTCAGCCCCACATCCCGTAGCACGACCGCAGGCGACTACCCGGTAAAGACTTTTAAGTCCCAGTCCGGCTCTGAAGTGCGAATTTTGTACGGCAGCAAGCGCACCGGCATGGAACTCGATCTGTCGTACGACAACATCAGCGACAGTAACGCCGACGATTTTGTAAGTCACTACGACGAAGTAAAGGGCACCTTCAACACGTTTTCCCTGCCCACAAACGTTTTAGTCGGCTGGGGCGGCGACGCCTCGCAAATCAACGCGAGCTTGACTGGCAACCAGTGGCGGTACGCTGGTCCGCCTAGCATCAACAGCGTGCGTCCCGGTATCAGCAGTGTGCAAGTCAAGCTGATGGGTGTTCTATAGACTGGTGTAGGGAGGCTGAACGATGGCCAAGGTTTACACCGGCAAAGATGGGCAGCTCCTGCTCGGCGCCAACACGCTTGTCAAGGTCACCAACTGGAGCCTGCAGGCCGACGTCGAGCTGCTGGAGACCACCAGTCTCGGCGAGGCTCACCGCACCTTCACGCCAGGCATCAAGGGTTTTTCCGGTACGGCAACCCTGATCTACTACAAGGAAGACGACGGCAGTATTGACGCCAGCAGCCTTCTGACCAAAATTATCAACACCAGTGCAAGCGGTTCATCCACAGCCGATGCCGCCACGTTGACCTTACGCTTAGCGGATGGTACGGACCTCAACGACGTCACGCTGACTGCGTACATCAACAGCGCAACTATTGGTGCCAGTGTCGGCGAGATTGTCACCACACAAATTAGCTTCCAAGCAACCGGCGCCTTGACTGGGGCGAGCGTCTAATGGCTGTCTACCTTGGCACTTACGGCCGCGTCACACTAAAACGCAAAACGTCAAACGGCGTTAAAGAGTCTGTCGTAAACCCATCGGACGTCAACGTAAGCAGAAAAAGATTTTCCTTCGACTTCGATCCCGGTTTTTTAATCTCCGGTGACCAAGTAGAGATCACTAGCACAAACAACGCCACCTTAGCGTTCGTAAGCACAGCCGGCTGGAGCAACGGTGTAAAACAGTCCAGCGGAAAGTGGTTTATCCACGTGGACGAACTCGGAGGAATACGTCTCTATTCCACGTTCGGCGACGCCCTTACAGGAGGCAGCACCAACGCGATCGCTTTAGACTCTATCGCTACCGATATACCCATAACTGTTGTGGTAGCTAATGCTGCTAATCGTATTCTCGGCGCAATAACTAGCTACGAATTAAACACAAGTCGTGAGATGGTTGATACCACAGCGCTGTCAGAACAGTTCAGAAGTCAGTGGTCCAGTCTGATGTCCGGTTCCGGCCGAATTACTTGTCAGTGGGATTACAAGGATGCGTACGGGGGAGGCAACTACGAGACAGCAAACTACCTACTCCAGCTGGTGCTTCGTACGGAAGTCGGCTCGGAATTTAGTGCGCAAATGTTTCTTAAAACCAGTGGCTACAACCCTAATAACACGGTTACCGAAGCTGACGACCAAATTTATTACCAAATTGATGGTGTATTAACCGCGTCTGCGCTGCAATTTACTCCCGACAGTGTTGTAGAAATGGTGGCAGATTTTGTGACTACAGGGCCAATTCGTTTGTTGGCTGATGTAGTTACTGAATCGAAGGTACTGCAAGAGAACACGGATGACATTCTGCTTGAGCAGGACGTAACTGCTAGCCTGCTTCAAGAGGCTGAAGGGTAACCCGCTGGGCTGACATGGCAGACCTTAGGATTTCGGAACTCGCAGCCCTAGCCGGCGCCAACTTGGCAGCCGGTGACCTTCTGCCGATTGTTGACCTTTCCGCAAGCGAAACCAAGAAGATCACCGTCACCGATCTGGTGGGCAATGCCACCACGCTGATCGCTGACGCCACGATCCCTGGCGCCAAGATCCTGTTCAGTGCCGGACAGATTGCCGGCGCTTCCATCGCTACCGGCGGCATTGGCGCCACGCAACTGGCGGATGATGCCGTCACGGCCGCCAAGCTGGGCAATGAGTCCACGGTCGATCTAGTCACCACGCTGCCGGGCAGTGGTGCGTTCACCGGCCAGCTGGCGCTCGACACCGACGACCTCAAGGTCTACTGCTGGGATGGCAGTGCGTGGCAGTCGATCAAGGCTGCAGGATCCATCAACAGCGTGGTGGGAGGCTCCAGCGGCATCGTCAATATCACCGTCAGCACGGCGGGCGATGAGGTCACGATCAACACGACGCTGGACAACACCGCCGCCGCTGCCCAGTTCCTGGCTGGTCCAACGGCTGCTGCTGGCGCAGCAAGCTACCGCACCATCGCAGCTGGCGACCTTCCCACAGCCACGACTGGCGCCAAGGGCGCGGTGCAGGTCAACGGCAACGGCCTGGTGATGAGCGGCGACACGCTGCAGATCAACAACACTGTCACAGCCAACGCGGCGGCCTACCACGTCGTTCAGTACACCTCAAAAGGCTTAGTCACCGGCGGGCGCACTATCCAGTCAGGCGACTTGCCTCTAGCTGGAGCATCAAGCGTCGGCGCGGTATATCCGGGCAGTGGTTTATCTGTTGCCATCGACGGCCAGCTCAACCACAGCAGTTCTGTCACTGCAGGTACTTACCCCAAGGTCACGTTTAACGCTCAGGGGCACATCACCGCTGGCTCGGCATTGGTAGCCGCCGATATTCCAGAACTAAGCACAGACAAGCTGACCAGCGGGTTCCTGCCGACCGACCGCATCGCCAACGATGCAGTGACGGGAGCCAAGCTATCGAACAGCTCAACCGCTCAGTTTGGAGCGATCCAGCCAACGGCGGAGTACACCGGCCAGCTGTACTTCAACTCGCTGACCCGTGACATCTACATCTGGGACGGCAACGTCTGGCAGCCCATCGGCATCTCGGTGGGGGAAATCGTCTTTGCTGGTACATACGACGCCAACACCAACCTTGTTGCCAGCGTTACCAGCGACGGCACAGCTGTTGGACTGACAGTCGGTCAAGCGTTGCCGGCGGCTGCTGCCGCCAACAATCGCTACTACCTCGTCGTCGCGGAGGCCGGCACTGGCGTGGCACCAGCGCCGACGGTCGCACTCAGCCCGCCGGACATCATCCTGTCGAACGGCTCGGCCTGGACCGAGATCGACGTATCGCAGACGATCACCTCACAGGTGGCGTCCAACGTGTCGGTGACTCCGGCCGGCGACATCAGTGCCACCAATGTCCAGTCAGCACTGGAGGAACTGGACAACGAGAAGCTGCCCAAGGCTGGCGGTACGGTCACTGGCAACCTTGAGATCGGCACAACCGGCACGCTGAGCTTCGAGGGCGCTACCGCCAACGCCTTCGAGACCACCCTCGGCGTGGTGGATCCGACCGCAGATCGCACGATCAACCTGCCCGATGTATCGGGCACCGTGATCACCACCGGCGACACCGGCACGGTGACCAGCACCATGATCGCCAACGGCACCATCGTGGATGCCGACATCAATGCCAGCGCTGCGATCAGCGGTAGCAAAATCGTCGCCGCATCGACCAGCGTGGTCGGCGCGGTGCAGCTGACCGATTCCACTAGCAGCACCAGTACGACGACCGCAGCAACGCCCAATGCGGTGAAATCGGCCTACGACCTAGCGAACGCTGCGCTGCCGAAGTCCGGCGGCACGATGACAGGCGCGATTACGTTCGCGGCCGGGCAGACGATCACCGGCTACGCGGCGCTGGCAACAGCGCAGAGCTTCACCGCAGCGCAGCGGGGCAGCGTGGTGGCGCTCACCGATGGCGCCACGATCACCCCGGACTTCGCGGCGGGCAACAACTTCTCGGTAACGCTCGGCGGCAACCGCACACTGGCCAACCCCAGCAACCTCACCGCTGGCCAAGCCGGCACGATCGTGATCACACAGGACGGCACTGGCAGCCGCACGCTGGCTTACGGCAGCAACTGGAAGTTTCCCGGCGGCACTGCACCTACACTGACCACGACGGCCAACGCTGTGGACGTGATCGCCTACTACGTCGAGAGCGCCACACGCATTACCGCTCGCCTGATCTCGGACGTGAAATGAGCATTTTCGGCACCACGCTGCTACTTGGCGCCTCTGACAGCGCACCAGCGCCAACTTTCATTGGATCTAATACAACATTTAACACCAGTGGCAGCAACCTGACATTGACGACGCCAACAGGTACGCAAAATGGCGATTACATGATTGCTGCCATTGCAACAGCGCCTGCTGCAAGTAGCCATACGGCAACTGGCTGGAGCAATCTAGGAGTAAATTTTAGTAGCGCACCGGGGTTGAGATTATGGAAACGACTACTAACTTCTGCCCCTAGCGCTAATTACACTTTTTCTTGGACAGGAGGCGGCTACAACGCAGGCATTATTGCCACATTTCGCGATGCAGATGATGGTAACATTAACAACAACGGAACATACACAAATAGTTCCGGCTCAGCAGCAGATTGCGGCAGCATTATTACTGCAGTTGCAAACACAATGGTTATTTGTGTCGCTGCCGTTGGTCATGGCAACAACGGTCCATTAGCCCCTACGGGATTTACACAGATTGCTCGACTAGGTAGTGGCGGGACCGACAGTGGAGTTGGCGTTGGTATGCACTATAAAGTATTTGGATCTACTGGCTCAACAGGAACCATAACAACCGGCGGCGCAGGCGTTGCTGACGTTTACGTCGGCGGCTTGCGTTCCGTCGTTTTTGCGTGATCCCCATGTACTTCCTCAACGGTCAACCTCTCTTTACCGGCCAGCCATTTACTGGCCCCGACGGCACTAAGTACCCATCTAACTGGCTGGAGCTATCCAGTAAAGCCGAGCGCGATAGCGTCGGCATTGTGTTTGAGCCGGATGCGCCAACATTCGATAGTGCGTTTTATGTTGGCTATTCTGATTCAGGAGAGCTTATCCCAAAAAATCACGCCATTTTGGTGGAGCAGTATTCCGTTGATTGCCGTGGTCGCGCCTACGGATTGCTGCGTTCTACTGATTGGATGATTATCCGCGAAATTGACAATGGCACCGCAGTTGATCCTGTCATCAAGCAATGGCGTGAAAACGTCCGACTAGCTGCTGCCGCCAAAATCACCGCTATTGAGGCCACTGCTGACACCGCCAGCCTTGCCGCGTACATTACCGGCGGCGACTACAGCACTTGGCCCAGTGATCCCAATGCTCCTGCTGGCGTTCCTCCTACTGATGGGGTTTAGTCTTCTAGCGATTAACCCACGCAGAGACTGATGGCCGTCAAATCCAAAACCGCATTGGGACGCGTCGAGCACGCCCCAGGCAAACCCAAGAAAACGCGCCAAGGGCAGGGACAGCACAGCCTGCCTAACCACGGCCGCAAAAAACTACGCGGCCAAGGTCGATAAGATGTAAAAAACGGGCTTCGCGCCTCATCATGGACCGCCACGACGAGGCCGCAAGCCCCCCAGACTCCCCATCATCCTTCACCCAAATTGTCCCGGCACTACTGACCGCCGCCGTAGTCGGCCTCGCCGGGCTCTTCATGCAAGTCGCCAAACTGGAGCAACTGGTTAACACCGTCGTCTCCGACATCCAAGAACTCAAAAACGACTCCAAGGAACGCCTCAACGACCTCGAACATCGCGTCCGCCAAATCGAAGTCAAGGTCACCCACGCAAAATGACCGTCATCAACTCCAGCCTGTATCCCGAAGGCTACGCCCTGGAGCAGCTGGAGAACGAGCGCGGCGAAATTTATTACCGCGCCTGCAAAGGCAGTATCTGCCGCTACGCCGAAGACGAATACATCGCCCGCATGTACCTCGAAGGCATGGGCTGGAACCCTACGCAACCTCCTCTGAACTGATCCATTCCTCAATCTCCACCTCCAATCTGTGATTCCAAAAATCCTGCTGGCGAAACCACTCCCTCCACTGCTGACTCGCCTTCCTCACATTGCACGACAAGCACGCTGGAACAAGATTCTTGGGATGTGTATGCCCCCCTTTACTCTTAGCCAATACATGATCCAACGTCGCCGACCGACCTAAATCACAATCGCAGTACGCACACCGATTCCGCCACCGCCACAGGATTTCTTGCCTAAATCTTAACTTAGCCTCCTTTTTACTTAAGTATTCGCCATCGTCAATCTGATGGTCCATACGCATAGGTGGCTACATAAAAGGTAGCGAGTACAACCATCCCACGTACTGGCGTTCTTCTCTACTACAGCTACACTGACATCAGAATCCACATTTGACATGGATCCCACTACCGCCGCGGTCATTGCGATTGCAGTCGCCGCTATCTCCGAAGCCCTGAGCCTCTACCCGGGCATCCGCGCCAACGGCATCATCCAAGCCCTCCTGCTTGTCGGCAAAACCCTCTTCCCAAAGCGCTGAGCGCCGACACCACTTGGATGGTGCGGTTCGGCGCCACCCTGCAACCCCGCCTCGACCGCGCCATCCAGGACTGGCACGACTCCCAACCTCCCGACCTTCCACCGCCTGTTGTCCTCGACCACCCGCTGGATCCAGAACTACAGACCGGAGATAGCCGCTTGCTGGGCGGCGCCATGAGTATCCACGCCGCCTGGTCCGATGACCACAAACAAGCTCCGCCTAGCTGACCTGTTCCGGTATTACAGGGCACTCCCGCACCAGCTGGCCGCAGTGACTGAACTGGAGGCAGCCATCAATAAGGCCAACCCCCACATCCTGGGCCGCGACCAAGGCTGGTTCAAAACCTGGAGCGTCGCCGGCAAACAGAGCGATTTCCCCAACACATGGGAGGGCGTCGTCGAGGCTGCCCGTGTCGCCGGAGCTAAATTCCCCGAACTCGTCGCCGCCCAATGGGCACTGGAATCAAGCTACGGCAAACTCGTCTCCGGCCGCAACAACTTTTTCGGCCTCAAAGGCACCGGCAGCGCCACCACAACCCAAGAATTCATCAACAACCAGTGGATCACAATTACTGACAGCTTCCTTGATTTTCCGGACTTACTCTCTTCTGTCATCTACCTCGTCGATCACTGGTACAAGGACTACAAGCAATACAAGGGCTGCAATAACGCCACCACCCGTGAAGACGCTGCCAAGTGGCTGGTCAAGGAAAAATACGCCACTGACCCTAACTACGCGGGCAAACTAATCGCCCTGATGGACCAACACGCTGGTACAAACCCAGCCGTAAAGCCCAAGGAACGTATTCTCAAAGTCCCCTACGAATACCAGCTCGGCCCTGACGATGGGGCCACCGGTTACCGCCAGTGCTTTAGCTCCAGCTGTGCAATGGTGGCGCGGTATTACGGCAAGATCTCAGGCGACTACGAGTACAACAAACTCCGTGCCCGCTTCGGTGATACCACCGACCCCAAAGCCCAACTAGCAGCCTTGAAAGCACTGGGACTGACCGCCTCGTTCGAGATGGACGGCACAGTGGAAGACCTCGAAAACGAGATCAGCGCCGGCCACCCCGTCCCTGTCGGCTGGCTCCACAAGGGCCCTGCCTCTGCCCCCTCAGGCACCGGCCACTGGAGCGTCGTCGTGGGCTTCACCCCAACGCACATCATCCATAACGATCCGAACGGCGAGGCCAACCTCGTCAGCGGCGGCTACGTCAGCCACAAGGGTGGCGCCAACATCCCCTACTCCAGAAAAAACTGGCTACCCCGCTGGCTTGTTGACGGCAGCGACACCGGCTGGTGGATGAAAATCCGCACGAAGTAGCCATGGAACCGCTTAAGCACAGCACCGAGTCCGAGTTCCACAAGGCCGCCACAGACGCATGGCTCGTGGACCGCTTCAACAGCGGCGACTACCGCGGGCTACGCGAAGCCGCCCTAATCCTCAACACGCTGCACCAGCTGGAACGCACAAAGTCGGCCTGGGCCATCCGCGAAGCCGCGAATAACCTGGCCGACCAATTCGGAATGGACCGTGACTCGGCCTAACCGGCCTGCCGCTCGTACGCCTGATGCAACCCGGTGTAGGTGGCGTGGAGCGGATGGTCCTTTTTATCGCGTCCATCTGCGAGGTATAACTCCTCCAGCCGATCCACCCGGGCCTGATCGGCCTGCACCCGAGCCCAAGCCTCCTGTGCCCACAGCGGCGGAGTCTGCGTTTCCTGCATCAACCTTCCCTCTTTTCTTGCATCAGTTTCGCCCTGGTGCGAGCAGCAGCCCGCGGACAGGTCGTGGAACGCACCAGCATAGGTTTCTTAGCAGCAGGCGGCGGCACCTCCACCCGCGCCTTCGGCCATTTGTAACGGGCGATCTCCAGCGCCCGAATCAGCGACTCTGCCCTCACCAGCTGGCGCAGAGCCCCCCGCCCGGGCAGCCAGATCTGCAGCTCATAGGTCGACATCACTTCCACGACCGCGGATACGCAGGCTCATCAATGCTGTGAACAAACACCGGACTGGTGGTGCATTCCATCACGGCCTTCGCAGCAGCAACCGCCCGCTCGTACGTCACCCAGCTCGACGCATCATCCTTGTTAGCCGTCAACCCGATCCCGTCCCCGGGCCCATACACCGCTGTGACCCAGCGATCCCCGGCCATCACCACGTAGCGCGTCACACCAAAAATCCTTGACTACTGTGCAAGCCTAATGGCTTCCTGCCGGTACCGTCAGACTATGAAGAAATCTGACTGAGCCTCATGCGTCTTGTTCCGACCCTTCCGGCGACTGCTTGGAGCGCATTCTTCCTTGTACTCTTCGCTGCACCGACTCCGCCCACGCCGCCTTATCTGCAGCCTCCGCAGCTCTGTAGTCCGAGGCCGGCAGAGCTTTTTCAAGTGCCGTATACACCATTTCACGTAGCATCCCGGTCACTTTTTTTCCTTCCCGCGCCGCCAGCTCCTCAGCCAGCTTGTACCGGTTCATATCCAGCAACAGCTGACAGTAAACCTTTTGTCCGTGGCGCAGCGGCATGACCGACCTATCTAATCTCTTACACAGTAGCATACTGCGACACACTAGACCTACCAGCGCAAATCCTCATCCACCCCCTTCCTCCAGGCATTCGACTGCGCCACCCGCGCCCCACTCCTCTTCTGCCTGGAACCGCCCCGAATCCCCCGCGCCCACTCCAAAAACGCCGCGGCCCTCTGCAGATCCGCCGTCTTCGCCTGGCGCACCTCCCGCATCAACCACTCCATCACCAGCTCCCTACCCGTGCGAGCTGGACTCATGCGACTAACTCTGAGACCCGCAGCACCGACTGGACATGCTGCTCAGGACAAAGCTCCAGTGCCTTCTGCCGTGCGGTGAAGGCATCTGGAGCAGTAATAAAGACGTCGTGCATCGGGCCATGCCGCAGATACAACCGCACCCGATACTCGACGTCGGTCGTCACTTGGCCTGGTCCCAGCTATCCCCGACCTTAGCCTCGGCAAGCGGCGGAATCTCCCCCAACCACTTAGCTTCTGCGGCTTCCATCACCGACTGGAGCTGAACCGCCCAAGTTGCAGCGTGTTCTTCTACGACGAGCAGGATAATTTCGTCATGCACCACGCCGGCCAGCTGCACAACATCTTCCCCATCGGCCCTAAGTAACGGCCACAATTTGCCGAGCGTATGTTTGAGGACGGCTGCACCAGCGCCTTGGATTGGGGTGTTGCAACGCGTGGTGAGTTTGTTGTTCTCGCCCGGTAAAAACCGCCTGAGCCCCGAAACACGGACCGCGACAAATGGATTCTTCGCAGGCGCATTAGCAAGTGCAGCATTCGTGCGCTGCCATTGACTGATGCCCTTATATGCAGCGTGGAACTTTTCCCGGACTTCCGCCGCCTCATCAAGATCCATCTGGATTCCCATACCTGCTGCATAGTTTCTGAGTCCTTTTGCACCCGATCCATATAACAATCCGAAGTTGGCCGACTTACTGACCTGGCGCTGCTCCTTTGTAACATCTTCCTCACTGACCCCATAAATCTGCATCGCCGTAATCGTATGCAGATCCTTCCCCTCCTGGAACGCCTGAGTCATAAGTTCATCTTGAGCTTCGGCAGCCGCCAGCCGCAGCTCCATCTGCGCGAAGTCCGCTACCACAAACTTCCACCCAGCTGGAGCCTGCACACAGGCCCTAAACCGCACATCCCGCGGAATCTGCTGCAGGTTGGGACTCATGCAACTCATTCGCCCTGTATCCGCCCCAAGCTGCAAATAGCTGGCACGAATAAACCCATCAGCCGCCACATTCTTTAACAAAGTCTCCGCCATCTGCCGCCGCTTCTCTACCTTTTTCCACCGCAAATAATCCGCAATAACCTTGTGGTCACCAATGTATTCCTGCAACGCCGACCGACTGGCACTCGGCTTATTTGTTTTCGGATCCACTGGAGCCTGCCCCAGCAACGCAGAAAACTTAACCAACAACTGTGCCGGGCTATTGAGATTAAACACCTGCGGATCCGGCTTCCCTTTCTTCTCACTCGG